GCCATTGCGTTGCAGTTCTTTGGCTTTTAATGCTTCTGTTAGTTCGAGCAGTTCGCGGGCGGCTTCGGGGTATTTTTCTGTTAGTTTATCAGTATTAATTAAGGTCATGCTTTCCTTTCTTTATTATACGCGATATTTTTGCACCACCAGTAAAACTCGCTGTCTCCAAGGGTGTGTTTCATGGTGTTCACTCGTTGGGCCACTAGTTGTATGTTACCTATTATATACCCTTTGTTAGGATCTTTTCTATCAATACTGACATTGAGGTCCTGCTTACCTTCGCCAGCGTGCCACGTCATAAAGACACCAGACAATGCACATCTTCCTAGCTGCTGCTGCCAAAGGCTTTTAATATGCTCCATATCTAGCTCCCATTCCATGTTTTTTCGTGCATTTTTTAATTTTGCACAGACAACGGTTAAATAAGCTTCAGGACTACTGCTTCTTGTTCTGTTTCTTTGAAAGGAGATGCAGCGCTTACAGACATTTCTCTTGCCTGTATACTCCTCTTCGGAGAGCTCCCTTTGACAGGTGAGGCAGATTTTTTTCATATATAAAAATTTTCAACGGACCAGGGACTCCTAAACCTTTTTATTATATATAATTTTTCAGTGGACAAGGGACTCCTAGAGAAAAAAATTAAAAAAATGACAACGGACAAGGGACTCCTAAGCCTTTTTTGTTATATAAAAGGGGTCCCAAAATGCCAAATTTTCTGAATATTCTGTGCCCGTCTGTTGTCGGCTCTTTAGAAGATAATAGACAAGCTAGCAAATGGGGGGTGTCCCCTATCGGTGATCGTTCACTATCGTTCACTCACCCCCCATTTGCTAGCTTGTCTGGGCGCCCGCTTGGAATGGCGAGCACCTCTTGACTTTTACAAAAACCTATGTTTTTTCTTTGAGATTTTGAGATAGAAAAGACAAGCAAGCATGTCTTTTCTAGGGCGCCCGCTTGGAGTGGCAAGCGCCCTTAGAGCGTGTCAGTGTTGCTCTAAGGACGTCTTATAGATTAACCACCAAAGGAATTGGTATTGGTTACAAGATGAAGTAGATTAGGTGATACGCCTTTACTTCTACGCTCTGCTTTGAAGTCTGCTACACCATTTGTTCTCATGTCTATTGATGTATCATGTCTGATAAAAACTTCATTAAGAACACGTTGAGGTAGATGTAAGATACATTGACTATGCCTGTATTCCCTTTCGATACCTACAAACTCTGACTCCACACCCGACGCCGATAACTCAGCGTCAGGATTTGGATTGGTATAGGAATTAAGTCTATACATCAGTTTGCATGAGTAATCTGTTCAGGATTACCCACTCCCACTAAATGCTCAACAGTTTCAATGGTGGACATTTCTTCTGCTGTCGCTGTTCCTTGTTTCATGTTTGCTAACATTTGTATCAATGCCACTATTAATCGAGTGCCGTTGCTATCAACATCAGCCATTATCATTGCCATTGGTATGGCGTTATTTTCTGTTAAATCGTTTGGCATTTTAGCCTCCTATATAATGATTAGTTACTCTATTATATTACTTGACAATATGGGATATGTCAAGTAATATAATAGAGTAACTAATAACTATTATATAAGGAGGAAGTTATGAGTAATGAATGGAATACAATGGGAGAGGAACGCATTGCCGACGATGTCTACAATGATAACAGTCAAAAAATGCACGCCGAGATTGTTGGCGTTATGTTAATGCTCAAAACCCATGATCGAGATGAGGCGATAGATTGGATCGTGCAACAAAGAATCGATCAATGGTATGAGCAAGGAGGTTGATATGAATACTGTAATACATGCCATCGAGGTTTTAGCCATTGTAATGACAATAGCTATGCCTTTCATAATCTACAGAGTATGGAGGACAACTGATAATATACTTTTTGTTTTGTTGGCTAGTCTTTACACCTTTGTTTGTGGATTTGTTTCAGTCGTGGCAATCTATGGTTTTGTGACTTACCTATAAAAGTTGCCTCCGAGCCCCCCAACAGAAATGTTGGGGGGTTTTTCTTTGTCCGAACTCCAGCTTTCTACCTGCACCGGTAAAGTTCTTTTTAGATAGAAAAGACAAGCAAGCATGTCTTTTCTAGGGCGCCCGACAAAATTTACAAGCAGCCCACTGGCCGTAGTTCTTTTAGATAGAAAAGACAAGCAAGCATGTCTTTTCTATGCCGACCGACAAAAGTCCCGAGCTGCCTGGCCGTAGTTCTTTTAGATAGAAAAGACAAGCGAGCACGCTAGCCATTGCTATCGCTGCTGGCCCACTGTCGCTTGTCTTTTCCCCCCGGAAAAACAAGCAAGCGGTTGCATTATATGGGACATGTGTTATAATGATGTCTCAACTAATGATTAGGAGGAGCTATGAAAAAAAACCACTTTGCAGATAATCTCTGGTCAGAAAAACAAGAGAGAGCAATAACTAATTTTAGGGTAAGAGAACTAAAAGGATTCAAAAGAAGCCCAAAAGGATACAGCTGGACAGTATGTAAACAAACTGGAACTACTGTTGCTTATAAGGATGGAAAAGAATTGCCCCTACATTCCTGGATGTATAATAAGGAGGAGACATGAATGATTTAACTAGAAAGCTGCCTTTTGATTGTCAAGTAATAGACCAAGGTCCTGTTGAAGTTGCTAATCCCTACACTGGGGAAACCTGCTCACTTGTTCCGGATGCAGTGGCTGTTTACGATACAATCAAAGGGGCAGAGCTGTTTAAGCAATATGACCTGGTCCGTAAAGGATTGGATTGGTTCAGAGAACATGAGCCGAAGGCCTACATGGTCCTGCTCGATTAAACACTAAGCCTCCTTGTTAGTGTTAAAGGCCGTCGAAAGACGGCCTTTTTTTATGCCAGGAGAATCTGGACGCCGGGCCCCAGGCAGCTCTTTTTAGATAGAAAAGACAAGCAAGCAATTTTTTGCTTGTTGTGATGGGTTATATTGCTTGCTTGTCTTTTCTATCTGGCCGCCTCTTTGAAAAGCAGGGCTTGTCTTTATGTGGGAGATTTAGTATAATATGTATTCATCAACTAATAGGAGAACGACATGGGAATGGACGTTTACGGATTAAATCCAACGAGTGAGGCACCACCCCGACCTGAGCATAATGATTTTGACTCAGAGGATTGGAAAGCCTACTTTGATGGTCAATCATTATCTGGTCAATACTTTAGGAACAATGTCTGGTGGTGGCGACCGCTTTGGGATTATGTTGCTAACCTTTGTTCCGAGGTCATTTCACAAGAAGATTATAATGCTGGTCATAGCAACTCTGGTCATGTTATTGACAAAGAACAATGTGATTACATTGCAAAAGTTTTGACAAAAGAACTTTTGAATGGTGGCGCTAAGCAATATAAGAAAGACTATGAAAAAGCTCTTTCTGAATTGCCTTTGGAAAAGTGTGAACATTGCAACGGCACAGGACAGAGAGATGATAAGTATGTTAAAGGCGAGTGCAATGGTTGTAGTGGCAAGGGAGAACGTGAGAACTTCAATGCTGGCTACCCATTTAATGTGGACAATGTCCGAGAGTTTTTGGACTTCGTCAAGAACTCTGGGGGGTTTGAGATATGTTAAAAAACACCGAAGAAATTAGTGATCTGACAAACGATTTATATTTTCTAATTATGGAGTTTGTCAACAGGGAGGAGTTTATAGAACCTGATCCCCACCACAACGGCGCAACCCGAAACACAGAGAAAGGAAGAGACCTCTATTATACAATAGAGGATCATCTTGTGGAGAACTGCTTGTAAAGAGAACGTTGGCTAGGTGTTGCAGTTAACTAAGGTTAGAATAAAAATGGGCAACTTCTAACCCTAGCCAACCGACCAAGAACCCCCGACATTTCTGTCGGGGGTTTTTTTGTGCCCTAACCTATTGCTACATTACCGCACCCTGCTGCAACCTTGCAGCTTTTAGATAGAAAAGACAAGCAAGCATGTCTTTTCTAGGGCGACCGCCGAAAGAAGCAGGCGTCCCCAGAAGACGCTCCTTTTTAGATAGAAAAGACAAGCAAGCATGTCTTTTCTCCTTGTATTTGTATGGGAGATTTTGTATAATAGAGTTTCTATTAATAATAACAAGGAGGGCATTATGCCTAAACAACTGACAAATAAACAAACCGAAGTAATCGCTCATTCACTTGCCAAGCAAATCTTTGCCGAAGCAGATGAAAAAGCTCGTAAACAACCCGAAGTGCAAGAAGCTATGAAGGCTTTTGAGGCTCTCATCAAGAAAAGAGATAAGTTCGCTAAACAAGAGCGAGAAGTCTCTGAGGAAATGAACCTTTTCCGAAAGGATTTCAACGAGAAGCACGGGAAGAAGATCAAGATAGAACACAACTATCCTTACGAACGTGTTTCGTTCAACGTGTTTCCTGCTCGTTACGATAAATGGCAACTTCGACAAGAGATTGAAACCGACCTGACCATACAAATGATACGTCTAAACCACGACATTGATGCGGTCATGGAGGAAATTAAAAAGAAATACTCTATTTAATTTCCCTTCTCCTAAAACCCCCAACTGTTATTAACAGTTGGGGGTTTTTCTTTGCCCGATCCTATTGCTACATTACCGCACCCTGCGGTAAAACTCTTTAGATAGAAAAGACAAGCAAGCAGTCTTTTCTAGCTTCCCGATAAAGAACACGGGCTTCTGCCGTCCCACTGGAGGCAGCTCTTTTTAGATAGAAAAGACAAGCAAGCATGTCTTTTCTAGCTTCTAGCTTCCCGATAAAGAACACGGGCTTCGCTGGGACGGCCCCCTGGGATGGCAGCTCCCTTAAAATAGAAAAGACAAGCAAGCGGCTTGAAGACGCAGGGCCCTGGGATGGCAGCTCCCTTAAAATAGAAAAGACAAGCAAGCGGTCTTTTCTACCCGACTTCCGTGGAAGACAAGCGGCCCTGGGATGGCAGCTCCTTTCCTCAGAAAAGACAAGCAAGCAAATACCACAGGTGCACATAATGCAGCACTGGGCCTGGCTGGTTCTTTTTTGTCAGAAAAGACAAGCAAGCAGGACGCCGTGGCCCGGTCCCAGGGCTCTTCTTTTTTGTCAGAAAAGACAAGCAAGCAATTATTCAAGGACCTTGGTCCAAGCTTCTTCGAACTCGGACCAAGAACCCTGGTCAAAGGACAAAAGAGCCGGGGTTTTTAGCCCCTGGACGACCAACGACTCCACCTGGGAAGGAGAAAAAAGGTAGATGCCATATTTTCTGGGGTTCTTCTTCAAGAGCCCCTGGACTAAGATAAAAGCCGGGGCATTTTCCCTTAGCTTGTGGTATGCGATTTGATGTGGGGAAAAGGAAACTTTATTACTTTCGGTTACTTTGAGCTCCACTGTAAAGTAAACACCACCAGGAGAAACACCTAAAACGTCCGGAATCCCATGATTTGTCCACGATTCTATACGGACTAGAATAAATGATTTTAGATTCATTCTAACCTTTTTCCAAAACAGAGATTCTTTTTTTGCCACAGTAAGAAAAGTATACCAGAAATATTGCATGTATGCGATAAATACTATATAATTGTGTAACAATATCAATTAATTATATAAGGGAGTTTATTATGAATAATATTGAAAACTTAAATGGAGAAATGCTGGGCCGAGCCTGTGCTTTCGCCGGAAAAAATGACATAAGGCCTTACCTAAACGGACTCTTTATTGAAAGAAGAGAAGAAGGAGGAGTTAACATCATTGCTACCAATGGCCACATTCTTTGTGTCTACCAAGATCCAGAAGCAATCCCCTGTGATTCTTTTGAAAACATCGTCCTGAACATCTACCAGCCTAACTCAAAAAGACTGCTTCCAGTTTTTACACAGTTGAAAAAAACCAACAGCGAAAGAGTTGATTTATTTGACTCGGTTGAAAGAGATGAACTAGGAGACATCACGGACAGACAACTGCTTCTAATTAGAATAACGGAAGAAGAGCCTTTTGCCGAGCCTGTCTCTGCTATTGAGGGGCACTTTCCTAAGTGGAAAAAAGTAATTAAAAGTGGTTTGAAAATGAATAAGCCTATTAGTTTTAGTCCACAATACCTGGCTAAACTTAAAGATTTTGTGCTTAAAGACGAAAACCCAAAGTTTCCAGAAATAACACTTGTTGCCGGGGAAACAAATTCATCTTGTGCTTTTCAGTCTGCTCACGGTCTTGTGCTTATCATGCCGATATTAAACAGAGGCTTTGAACTCAATGAGCTTCTACAAAAGAAGAAAACAAAACTAAAAGAGGTGGGGTCTTAAAATGTCTGTAGATACTTCCTCCCTAGAAACAGACTTGATTCATTTTGCACGAGAGAATTGCGATGACAAACTTGCCGATTTACTGAAACAACATGGAATAATTGTTTACGAAGATGAGCCAGAATACGAAAGACCACAGAACATCTATCCATCAACTAAGAAAGGTGGGTAGATATGGAAATACCAATTTTTACAAAATGGTGGGAAATGGTTGTTTTTCTTCTTTTCGCACTAATCGCGACAACTGTAGGTATTGTTATAGCACCAATTATTTTTATTATCAGGAAATGGAATGAACGAAAAATATAAACCAGAATATGTAGCCTCAAAAATTCCCCTAGACCAACACGAATATCAAGGGTGGTTCTGGCACATGGCTACTAAGAAATTTTACAGGTGGAATGACTTACCGCACAGGAAGGACGCGATAATTAATGAACGAACTAATTAAAATAGCTTTTTGTGAGTGTTGCCTGGAAGGAAGAGAAAAAAGCGACTTTGTTGCAAGAATAGTAAAAACCAAAAAGAGCACACCTGTTCGACTTCGTGTTTGCTCTTCCTGTAACAGCTACAGCAATGAAGAGTTTTACGGTAATCTCACACGAAAATTAATAGACCGTATATTACAGAGGAATGACTAAACCAAAAGAAACCTATAGCACCAGTAAGGCATGGAGACAACTGGAAACTATCGAAACAAGACATTTTAGAAAAATGGCTGAGTTTTTCAGAAAAGAAAACAAAAAACTGAAAGAGGAAATAGCTGAGCTTAAAAAAGCAGAGAAAAAAGACAATTATATTGAAACTGTCTTAAAGAAATGAATAAAGTTCCTGATATGGTGAACCACCCTCCACATTACAACACAGGAGAGATTGAATGTATTGATGCAATCGAAGCCATGCTGTCTCACGAAGAATTTATAGGTTATTTAAGAGGAAATTCGCTAAAATATCGTTGGAGATTCAGACACAAAAACGGTGCTCAAGACCTAGAAAAAGCTGAGTGGTATGAACAAAAACTAAAGCCCTTGATACAGGAGAAAAATAATGGTTAAAGGAACCTATAGAATATTACAAAATTCAAGAACTAAAAAATATAGGGTTGTGGATGAAAAAGGTCATGGAGTGGACTTAGGCACTACTAAACTAAGACAAGCAAAGAAACGCTCTCCAGGAGCTATAGAAAAAATGGAAAAGGACTAATGGGAAAGGCTCCGGAAAAATCGGATGCCTCAAAAATTACAGATATTTTAGGTTATTTCTATTCTCTGTCTAAAGAAGATCAAAAATTAGTGTTAAAAATTTTACAGGAGAAGAAAAAATGATTTGTTATAAAACTTATCTGGAAGTCGACCAGGCCAACAAACTAGTAACTGCTTTTAATCAAAACCAACTACATGATCTACTGCCTTTTCTTAAAATCGGTTTAAAAGGAGCAAAGAAAAGCTACCGACTCTGCCTAGACTGTCCAGTAGATAGTTACCCAAGAGTTAATAATAAATTAAACGACGTCCTGGACTTAAATCTTGTCTGGGAAGAATATGATGCTGCTATGACTCCTGAATTTAAAAAAGGTTTACCAGGAGATCAGAAAGAAGATTATCCTATTCCGTAAACTGGGCTTCTTCGACTTCCAACAACGGCTTATAGTCTCCCAATAGTTTTTGTATTCTCTTTTTGATTTCTATTTCACTCAAAGAATCCAAGGTGCCCGTCCGCACTTCTTTTCTTTCTACATAAAGACCCGCTGCCCTACCTCTCTGAACCTCTGCTGAAACCGCAGCAGTTAGGTTTCCTTTATCTATGGCTTTGTCTCTTATGTCTGCAAGCTTTTTAACGTGCCT